CACCAATAACCCAACCAGCTGTTCCAGATGACCATGTAGAAGTTGAGTTGTTATAAGATCCATTATAATTTGATGACCTTAGTATCGCCATATTTGCTGGTGCTGTTATTGTTGTTTGGGCACCTTGTTGCTTTAGGATTATTTCGTGAGCATTTATCGTTCCAGCTGTTATCTTGGAAGCGGTTATATTTCTTATGTGTGCGCTGTCAATCAAAACTGTTTCACTAGATTCTTTTAAGCCAGTGCTTGGAGTCCAGCTGCTTTCGTTTCCAGAAGTGTCTACTGTTTTTATTCTTCCGTAATATATGACATCTACTTGTGCAGATGAGTCATCAACTGCCTGACTGTTACCAGGAACATCAACCGTAAAAACGCTTGCTGTTGCATATCCGAGAAGATACTAGGTTGGTTCCTGCAGAATCTGAATATAGCTCATATTTATATTTATCTACATCCAAATCATTTGTCGGCTCAAAAGAAAACATCACTGATTTGTAGTTTCCATAGATGAAGAAGGTATTGCTATCTATTGGACCTGGAATTGTGGAGTCAGTTGGAGTTAAAAATCTAACAGATGGATAAGGCTCATCGGTTGCAGAGATTTCAGTATTTTTTGCTTTTAGGGTAACCAAATAGTTTTGGTTTGGCTTAAGGCCAGTGATTTTCTTAACTATTTTAGCCATTACTTTACACCACCAGTAGTCTTAAAAGCTATATTTGATTCTATTTCCTCATCATCAAATAAAAGTTCATAATTTTTTGAATAAGCGTACTTATTGAGTTTGCACCCAAAAGATGAAGATGCTGGGTTTTTTTGCTCTAAGATTTCTATCTCAAAATAGAAATCACCATACAGTTCTTCGTATGTAGAGAATAGTAATTCTGTTTGCATGTCGAGTTCATAGATTAATTGATTGACTTCTTCATTTGCGGAATAAAGATCTATTAAAATATTTTCTTTTACTACTTTTTGTCCATCTCCAGTTGCTGATGACTTTACTATTTTTAAAGAAATAATACCAGAAGAAGATGACTTTGTTGCATATATTTTAATCTTTGGACCATTAAAAGGAGCTATGATTTTTGACCCAGAAAGAGAACTCTTACCTTCCCTCCAAGAGGCTGTGTCGCCCAAAAAGCTTATTGAAGACACTCTTTGATTTGAGTCATAAGAAACTTCTGTTGAATAAAAGTTTATGCTTGCAGCAGCATTACCAGAATTAGATGCTATGAAGTTATTTCCAGATGGATTTGTTGTTGAGACATATGAAGATCCACTAAGTTCTATGTATTGGATATTGTCTTTGTGATAGTATATGTAATATTCTCCCACTGGCTGACTTCCTGGCTCAACATCAGTAAGAGATTTGAACCACAAATTTCTTTTATATATATCAGAGCTTGATGAGTCAACTATAAGACTGAATGTTGGAGTCTTAGAAGTCAAAGTCTCATAAACCACAATGTATGAGTCTGAGTCAAATTTAGTTTTGATTAATCCATCTTCAAAATAAAAAAGTTTTCCTATATCCAGATTATTTAAATTTACGTGCACCCAGTCATTGGCTTTTAATCTCTCAGAAACCTGAGGAAAGACTATTTTTCTTCTTACTGGTGCGTATGAATTAACGCCGGATAATAAGTAATTAAACCAAGACATATCTAAATCTCATTATACAATATTTCAAATTCGTAAGCATCGAGTTTATCATCTTCTATATCAACTTCAATTGTTGCCTCAAAAACAACGCCTCCTCCAGTTAAAAGAGACTGAGAAAATCCAGTAACATTAAGATTGCCATATGGAATAGAGGATGTTGAATTATAGAATTCTTCTCTTGCTGCCACGTAATCAATACTCGAAGCGCTAATTAAATTGGAACCATCTACACCAGAGTGATTATGATTTGCAAAATCGATTCCTGCTATTTTTACCCCAGAGGCAATGTGTATGTCACCTGTTATGATTCCACCATCTTTTCTAAGATACTGTGGGTGTGCGTCTTCAGTCAAATCATCTAATTGTGAGTGCGACGATCTTAGACTTTCTCTTCTTTCAGAATCTATATTTATAGAGGAAAATATTTCTTTATACTTTTCTATTTCTGGGTCTTTTGTTGTCACAAGAGTTTTAACTCTTTGAACTGCCTTTGATTCTAGTTGGGTGATGTAGTTTACATATCTTCTCTTGAGAACTACCAGCTGAATTAGGGCTTGCATCTTTTTGCCCATCTGAGCTCTTCTTTCAAAAAAGTCACTTGATATAGACCCTAGGTTTCCAGTAATTGCGTTACTGGCAACAACCATTTCTCCTACCAATGTTGGACAAGTTCTAGCCAAATTTGTAGTAGTGAAATCCAACATTAGTGGCTCAATAACTTTAGATTTAAATGTTACTGCAGGAAGTAGATAGTTAGAATAAAAAACTGTAGCCGTATCTACACAATCTCTTTTTAGAGAATTTGATATTGATGAAATTTCTGATGTATACGAATTTACTTTGAGCGAAAAAAAAGCTTGGAGTTGAGCGGCTTGTTTTTCAGAGATTTGATCCAATTCGGTTTTTGGGATTGATGTTGGTGACGATGTGATTTCTTGGGCAAACTGTTTCGTATAGTGCGTCGCTTCTTTGGACCAATCTGATAGCTGTTTTGCAATTTCGCCTTCTGATTCATCTTTGTAACCATCCCCTAGTTGATGAGTTGCTATGTTTTTGATAATAATTGATTCATTTCTTAAGTAAGAAATTATTTTTTTTATTTCAAATAAATGACCAAACGAAGTGTGATTTACCGTTAGGTCATACTGCTTTACTAACTCCCTACATGATCTGCATTGGTGTTCTGAGGCATAGGAGTATTGCTCATATGTTATATACTCTGGTGCTTGCATCTGCTTGGCGTTTTCTACGTGCTTTACAGCGTCTTGCCAAACTGCTCTATGAGCTCTTTCCAATTCAATATTTGAATATGGATTTATATTTACCTGAAGTAGGTTATTATTTATTTCGTTCAACAATTCAGAAATAATCGATTCGCAATAATAAACATTATTTCTTACTTCTGATACTGAAGTTTGAGAAAATGAATTAGAGTATTTTTGGCTATTTTCTCCGGCTGATGTAATTACTTAAATCGTTTTTTCTATCTCCTACAGAAGAAAATGTTGAGACTTCCCCCATGTTGTCGGAGAACACATTTTCAACTGCGTTATTTTGACCCAAACTATATTTGGCCATACTAGAAAGTCTTTCTCTTTATTGAGGAATTTGGCTTTTTAAGAAAAGCTTTTTTTGCCCCAAATCTTGCTTGAGCAAGTTTATCAGCTCTGCCAGATAAAGTTGTTGTTTCTGAAGGAAAATCTGAATCAGATGAACCACTGGCTTTGGGCATAAAAAAGGTATTAGAAAACGACTCTGTTTTTGTAGCAAACTTAACCTTGTGAAGATCATTATAATTCTCTGTTATTGCCAATAGCGCAAGCATTAATGCGTCATGCGCATGGTCTACTGCAGAACCGCCAGCTTCAAAAACTGGCCTTCCAGTTTGTGTAGTTCTTAAAACAACATAAGAGATTAACTGCATATACATTTCTGCGTCTTTTTCAGAAATAACTAGTACTTCTTTTTCTAAATACTGCCTCAAATTGTCTACCATATATGGCTTAATTTCTTTTTTTACAATTTGTTTAGTGTAAGGATCTCTTATGTCAATTGTTTCACTAAAGCTTACGCCTTTAACTTTATCCTTTAAGCCACTTAAAGGATTTTCTACGCCATACTTATGCAGTAGCTCTACTTGGACCTCACCGTAGCCCCTATCAACATAAATATGCTTAGGATGAAAAATGTTATTTAGTTCTATAATTCTAGAAACTGCTTTTGTTAAAGTGTATTCAGACTTTTGTATTTCTTCTCTGTAGCATAGTTTTACTTTATTTCTGAATCTATCTTCTTCATACGAATCGGCACAAACTTCAACTACCACTATGTTTGTTCCAGCTCCATATTTATCCCAGTCAACACCAATTGTGTGAAAACTTCTTGCAGAAGTAAGTTCTGGAATATAGTTCCAGCCTGGTTCAACGAATGCTTTATCAACAAACTTTCTTGGATACACACCCTCTGAATCTTCACCCCAGTCAGCTTCTATTTCATGTCTATAACCTATTTCGGAATATTGTTCCCTAAATTCGTCTTCTTGTTCTTTAGAAAAAAACGGGTTGCAATAGGATGGGAACCAGAACTCTTGAAATCTATCAGATCTGCACCACTCCCAAAATCTTTCTCTTCTTCCTGTTGGAGTTGAAGCCCCTATCAAAACTTTGTCTGGTTGATCTTCTGCAGTTTTTTGAAGCATAGCGTAAAGGGCATCTAGGTCGTCACTGTGCATGTAGTCCATTTCGTCTAAAACTATCATGTGTGCTTCTTGACCACGAGCTACGTCAGATTTTCCACCAGATCTCATACCTGATGTAAAGAATCTTATTGTTGAGCCATTGGAAAACTGTATCATAAATTGAGGACTCGTAACTTTTCTTGTTATCGAGTTCATTACTATCTCATTTTTTGATGCTAGTCTAACTATTTCTTGATAAATAAGTTCTACCTGCGTTTTCATAGGTGCGATCACTAAGCATCTGCCATCTTTTGTTGTGTAGCTATAATGAAGAAGTGCTATCGCCATACTAAATGTTTTACCAAGACGACGACCAGCTCTCAAAACCTTTCTAAGGGATGGATCGCGCAAAATTAAAGTTTGATAAACTCTTGTCTCTGCACCTAAAAATTGTTTTGCCCATATACATGGATCTTTAGCTATGTGAATCTGTCTTTGTTGCTCTGCAGATATGCCAGCCTCTAAAAGCTCATTATCAACCTCAAATGGTTCATCAACCAAAAGTGATAGCTCTCTTTTTGTCAATGGCCTTTCTACAATTGGTTCACCACTTGCCCAGTTTAAGTGTTTAAGCTTATTTTTGAATACCCATTCAATTCTATTTACTTGCTTGTAGGATTCAATATCTTGATTTTTTATTATTTCAATAAGATCTTCTCTAGATAATTTTTCTAGATCTTTTCTAAATTGATTTGTTTTTTGTTTCAATATTGATGTCATAATTATCCAAAATGTGCTGCTAGCATTGCGGCTTCTGATCCAAGCAAGCTTCTTGCATTTAGCCTTGAGTTTTGTATTGCCATTACGCCTCTAGCCCTTGATGTAGCAGCCACTTCGTTATCTTTGAATCCAGTTCCAAACATTGGTTTATTAATAGTTCCTTGCATAGATTTTAGCGCATCTTTAGCAAAGTTTACGCCAGATGATGCTATTTTTCCAACACCTTTACCTATATCGTATATTAATTGACCAGTTGCGAGAACGTTTAATGGCATTAGGAATGGAGAAGCTGCCTTTACTGCGCCCATCGAAGCCACTTTAAGTCCAGCTGCCCTAGAACCACCAGATTTCATATATTTGGTGGCCATTCCCATCATTTTAAATCCACCCCTAACTTCAGTTGCAAATCCACCCACATATTGACCGCCCATGCTAAAAGCTGAAACTGCGTTTCTTCCAGCTGAAACACCACCAGTTCTAGCTGCAACTCTTCTCAATGCAGATATTTGTGATGCGCTTGCATCTGCCATATTTAGGGCTCCACCGACAAAAGAAGTTATTCTATTACTTAAAACTCCAGAAGTCATTTCGTTTCCTATAAATCTGCTGGTTGACGAAAATGCCGCTTGCGTTCTACCGGCAACCATTCCAGCTCTTGCATTTCTAGCAATTGCCATTCTTTCTGATGCTGTCATCATGGTTGAGCCAGCAAACCTGGGGCTTTGACGTGCAAGTGATGCTGCTGTAGGAATTGGATTTGTTATGTTAGCAACCCTTACTGCATTGGTCGCTATAGCTTGTCTGGTTTGCAGAGCTTTTGTATATCTAGCTTGCCTAAAACGGCCTAAGGTTTGTGCTCCTTCTTTTGAGCCAACTCTTCTAACTGCTCCACCGGTAGCACTTGCAAAATCTTTTTCAAACTTAAGTATTCTTGAATTTAAGCTATTAACTTTTTGCATTGATGAGATTCGACCTAGTACTCCACCAGAGTAAGCTCTACTTGTTGCTGGATCAAAATCTGATCCTAAGAATCTTCCCCTAAATCTAGCTGACCTAGAGGCAAGTGAGTTTATTGCACTTGGTATTGCCTGAAAAGGAGTATATCCCTTTGTTGTATCTCCAGCTAAAGCTCTTAAGGAAGAAAATCTTCCGACTGCTCTTGGATTGGTTGTTAGATTGTTCGCTCTAGCGGAAAGTAATTGAGGAGTTTTACCTTGTCTTACTCTTCTTTGTGCATATCTTGATATTAAACCGCCAGATCTTCCACCTATAAATTGTTGTGCTGTTGTAGCAGCTGGTTGGCCACCGACCATTGAGCCATATCTTTGAGCTCTTCTTAATTGCCTCCCAGTTGTTCTTGATCCAACATCAAAAAACCCACCTTTTTCTAAGGTGCCAACGTATCTCCTTGCATTAAACAGCGCTGATGTTGTTACGCTTGGAAGAGATTCTAATAGATCAAAAACAAACGGAGTTTGAACATCCGCTCTTGCTGCTGCACGCATACCCATTGTGGCATTTAAGTTTTGCGGATCGTATGATGCTCCACCATAATCCACTTGACCAGTCATTGGATTTAATGGCATTAGCCTCTCCTCTGATTGTGCATTCCGAGAACTATGTTACCACTGGCATTTAATCTTTGTGCGGTTAAAGCTGAGTGATTATAAAAAGGAGATTCAGATATTATTTGCCTGTTTGCTCTTGCTGTTGAAATTGCTTGACCAACAGCTGCTCCTCCGCCAAGCATTCCCCCCATTGCTCCACCAGCTATTCCCCCAACAATAGCTCCTTTTACTCCACTTCTCTTATACCCAAGTCCAGCTCCAGTAAGAGCTCCGCCGTAAGCCCGGAACCATAGACGCTGCTACTGGATTGGTCCCAGCTCCAACACCAAACCTTACTGCGTTTTGACCTCTTGCGAAAGATCCTATTACGCTTGGGCCTTTAACGCCAAGATACATGCTTGGAGTTAAATCAGTTCCAAGAACTGCTCTATCTGCTTGAGGATCGTTGAAGGCTACATCCATAGCTGCGTCTGTTACTGCTGGAACCACTTGATCCGACACTCCCTTAAAACCCTTGTAGGCTATGTATGTTCCGAGCTAAGGCACCTGCACCATATCTACCTGCCCCAAAAGTTGGGTGCCTCATTACATTGCCGATTTTTCTACCGAGTAGTAGCTGCTCTTCTTCCTATTTTGCTTAAATATCCAAGTGGATTTCCTGCTGGCATTTTTATGCTCCGAATAAATGATTATATTTATCTGATCCCATTTTGTGGTGATTAGATTTATTTCTATCTAAATTTCCAACAACTCCGGCTGTAACCAAAGGATCTCTCCTAGAAGAAGTTTGACTAGCTAAAGTCTGATCAAGATCGTTAAATTCTTTAATTGAAAGTGGGCCTTGTTCAGTCGGCTGCCTTTCCATTACTTCTTCAAAGGCTTGATTTTGCGAACCTCTTCTTGCTAAATAGTAACCAGCGCTAAGAGCTGCTACACCAATCGCTCCTTTGTAGATTTTTGGTTTTAAAATATCCATTTTTTCTAGGATACTTGCATCCCTAAATGCTCTTCTTGCAACTGGTCTTGCTGAAGCTAGATCTTCTGATGGTTCTGCTCTTGAAAGAAAACTTCTGAGTCTTCCGAAAAATTCTGGATCATCAACACCTCTCCTTAAAGCTCCTCTCAATATGTCTAGCTGTGAGCCGGCAGAAGATCTTGCCATCAAGTCTACCCCTGCTTGTCCTGCTCTTTGTGCTTCCTGCATAGCCTCATCAGACATTCTTATGGCAAATGCTGCGCTGTCTTCATCCATTTGTGCAGCGTTCATCACCAGTCCCCTTTGAACTGCGATTAAATCATTATCTACACCTCCAGAAAATTCTTGAACTACTCTTGCTACATTCTGTACAGTGTTTTCACTTACATCGTCTGAAGCTTCAAGAGTAGCTCCTATAAATCCTCTTTCCATGTATGAAGATACAAATCTTTCTTTATCCTGAACAGACGCAAGTGTAGATAAGGCTTGAGACCTAGAGGCCGCCAAACCTTCTTGAACCATCGCCTCGGGGCTCTTACCCTGGACCATTCCCCTGACTGCTGCATATGCTGACTCTGCTTCAACTCGAGCCACTCTAGCTTGTGATTCAGTCATTCTTTGGCCAAGTGATCCACCAAATATTGCATTTACGCTTACTCCACGCTCTCTTGCAGCAACAGAAAGTCTAACCCTTGAAGACCTTTGGCCTAATCCATTCAAAAAGTCTATTTGATTTCCAGATTCATCTAGTGTCTTCATTTGCTTTAGTACACTAAATGGAAGTGCAATTACAGACTCACCAACTGAAAGAGTTTTTTGCGTCTTCATATGAGTTATCCCAATGTCACTCATTGATCTAATATTTCTAGCAACAAGTCCTTCTGCAGCTGAAACTCTTCCTTGCAACTCTTCTGCGTCTGCAATTTCGGGGAATAGGGATTTGAGTAGAGATTGATTTTTTGCGCCTATCTCTGAAGTCATTGCCGAAAGAGAAACCACTGCTGACCTTAATTCCGGGTTTAGTGATGCTGAAGATACTCCACCCTCATATAAAGCTTTAACATAAGCTTCTCTTGATGATCTCCCCACTATTTGATGAGCGCCTCTAACTCTTCCAAGAAAGCCACTTCCATCTGGAGCTGTTTCTGCAGAAAAACCAGTTACATTTCCAGTTGCAGACATTGCTCTAAAAAATGCTTCTTCGTTTTCTCCTATTGATGTGCTTATCTGAGAAATTGATCCAGTTGCAATTCTGGAATTTATATTAGATGTCAAAAATCTATTTGTGTATTCTATATTTGCTTGCTGGATAGGCGAAATGCCAAGTGTAGATATTATTGCTTGTCTTCCCTCAAGACTTGCGTCTGGCGCAAGTGATCTAACTGCAGCTATTTCTCTTCTTATGAAACCTTCTGCTGTTGATCTTTCAACTGTTTGTTCTATAGGAGCATTTAACCCAGATCTTGGTGATATAAATTTATATTGACCAGATGAAGGGTCGTATCTAAGGGTTCCTCTTTCTGAAGCTGCTCCTCCAATTATTGCACTTAATGGAGCTTCCACTTCAATTCTCTGAAAAGCTTCTTCAACATTCATCATATGGCCCAAAACATTTTCAGTAAGATATCTTGGATCAGACAAATTAACAGTAGAAACCATTGCTCTTGCCGAAGCTATGTTTAATTGTCCTCTTTGAATTTTTGAAACAACAGATGGATCTAGTCCACTAAAATCTGGAGCTGCACCAGGCACATTTAAGTCTAGGCTTTGCATGTGTTTAAATAAAAGCCTTGCTACAGTTTCGTCAGTAACGTCAATGTGAGCTGATGCCCCAGAGGCTAAAGTGTTAATAATCTCCATTTCCTCTGTTGTCCCTGATCTGGCCATCAAGGTTAATAAATTTGATGATTCGACTAAGTTTTCCAAACCAAATGGCTTTACCGCTTCACCGGCTGTTTGCGCTCTACCTAATGCTCTTGGAGACAATAGGGACTCTATTCCTAGTAGTGCCCTTCTTTCTGAGTCGTCTCCTGCAGCAGAAAGTCTGGCAGAAAGTTTGTCCGTTAGTCTTGTTTTTGCCATTTCAAATATGTCAATAACTCCGCCATTAGCTATTTTTTGTTGGAGCTTTTCTAATAATTGTCTTGACTCTGGATTGTCCATAAATTCTCCAAGAGAAGAAGCCGAGTCCATTAATTTTTGTGCGTCGAATCTAGCGTTATATGCAACAAGATACGCGTTGTCTTGAGTTAGTCTTCTAAATGTTTCTTGATAATAGTTTGCTGCAGAAACTCTTCCCTCAGATGAAGTTAAGTCAAAAATTTTATCTGTTAATCCTCTTGCTGCTGGTGTTCCAAAGTGAGTTTCCCTTTTTATTACTGCATCTGCAAAACTTATGGTTCTTGTTAAATCTGATGGATCTGCTGCTGGAAGTGAAGCCATTTGAGCGGTTACAAATCTCGCTCCCAAATTTCCAGGAGATGGATCAGATATTTGAGCAACTCCAGAAACATTAGACAATCTTGTTTCTCTCATGGAGATAGATCTAATTATATCCGATCTTGCTGCACCAGTAGTTTCTGTATCTAAAAAATAAAGAACAGAGTCATTTGGTAGGTCTTGAATACCTCTTCTTCCTCCTAGCGCAACTCTGTTTCTTAAAGTTTCTAATGATGGAAGAGAACTTGTACCCATCCTAAACGAAAGTTCTGGTGGAGTAAAGGCGCCTTGCTGGGACCTTGGATCAATGCTGAATGTACCGTTCTGAAAAAGATCCAGCATCGGTTCGTAACCACCATTTGAGCTTGTTGAATATATGGACATAGTTCTTCCAGTTGCGTTGTTTGTTGGAAGAAAGATGCTTGGAACTCCGTGCGTTTTTTATTAAATCTCCAACCTTAAGAACATCAATGTTGAATGTTGCTTGAAGTTCTCTTCTTGCTCTTACCGAAGATATCAGTCCTAGGTTGATTTCAGAATTAGGATTTAGAGCGTTTCTTAATTGTGCCCTTCTTGCAGCGTTAATCCCAACTCCACTAGTCAACTCATCTCTAACAGCTCTCCTGTATGCAAGGTCAAAATCAGCATATCTACTCAATTGCTCCTCTGAGCTTCCATAGATTGATCTAATAACTCCGGCGTCTATGGGCTGATGCAAGTTTCTTGTTATTGCATCTTCCAGTAGTGGTCTGAGAGCTGCCTCATCATCCCCAGTTCCAAATACTGATTTGCCAAGATTTTGGAACATAGAATAGAGTTGTTCCAATACAGTATTTCCACCTGAGCCAGCTACTACAGGAAACCTTCTCAGTGGTATTCCACCTGGTTCTGGCATTTTTTACCTACACTTCTTTTTCTTCGACTACCTCTGAATCAATGATGTATTCGTCTAGTTCGGCAGTTCCCATTTTTTGTTTCAATAGTTTTTCTCTACTATTTTCTATTGACTGTACTTTTCCTATAATATCTGATATTGCTTGTGCTGTATCAAGTTGAACTTGACCAGCCTTTGCTTTTGCTTCACGTGTGGCCAAAAGTTGATTTCTTAAATCTTTTCTTCTTTTATGTAATTTGTCTTCTAGTTCTACAGCCAAGTGAAGTTCTTTTTTGAAAATTGGATTACCGTCTTGATCTACGCCAATTATATTTTCTTGAACAAAATGTTCTTTTGCTAAAAGTTTTGTTTTTCTAAGATATTGGACTTCTTGATCAACTAAGTCTCTAACCATGGAGACTTCCACTAAATTATTTGGATTTACCTCTAATTGATCTAAATATTCTGCAGTGAACTGAGCAACCATTCCCATCTCTATTGGACATGCTTTTCCTCTTGGAGCTAAGTTTTCCCTTAAGAGAGGACATGTATCCGCAAAGATACATTTCTCTGCTTCGCAGTTCATTGGTATAGACGAGAACATAGCTGTTCTTGTTTTCTGTGGCTTTATTAGTTCTACTGCTTTTTCTTTTTCATCATCAGTCCATGACTCTGGAAAAAATAAATCAGGCCTAAGTGATTCAAACTGTTTCATAAAAGAAACTTTTTCTTTTTTTTCTATTTCAGACATTTTTCCAACTTTATGGATATTCAGAAAGTATTTCGTTTAGACTTTTCTGTAACTTATTTATTATATCTGAGGTTGTTCCTGCGTTAGTAAAAAGGCCAACTTCTCTCATTTGATCTGGGGTAAGAGTTGAGCTTATTATATATCTAGCCCCCTTGCATATGTCGCAATAAGTTTCTTTTTCTTGCGTGGAGCATATGCACGGATCAATTATCGAAAACGCTTCTAGAGCTTTTGCTATTTCATACCATTTATTTTTAAACAGTTTTTTTGTTTGCTCTTTATAGGCCCTTAACTTTGCTTGATCCTCAGATAAAAGAGTACCCATATCCAGTGATTGCTTCATTAGGTCCATGACTGTTTTATAAAGAAAATTTGGTAATTCAAAATCACCATTTTCATTTATGTACATTTTCCAATTGTTCATGATCTATATTATACTTTAAGCAAAGCGTCCCATGCTTGGGGGAGCTGACATTGCTGGACGTGGTCCAGGAGTATAGGCTCCAGTAGATCTATTGGAAGACGCCGCAATCACAGCAGACGCTCCTATTCCGGCATAACCAGTTGCTCTTCTGCCGTATCCTATTAAGTTCTGTCTCCTTATGTCGGCAAATCTTCCGCCCATACCCAATTCCATCTCAGCTCTTCCACGTCTTGTCATTGACCCGACTGCAGCAAACGCATCGTCAATTCCGCTTACTCCAATGCGACCTGACATGGAGGATGCAGCTCTACTTATTCTATTAATTCCACCTCTAGCTGAGCTGACTATCCTGCCTGAAACTCTCATGTTACTCCTTAGTATTGATACATCCCAGTTGGTCTTCCAACTGTTTTATCTAATCCGCCAGTTCTTCTAGAGCCAACTACTGATGCCCCTGCAAAAAGACCTCCACCGACCATCATTGGCCTTTTAACTGTTCCAGCAGCGGCAGCAAAACCTCTTACTCCTCCACCACTAGAAGTGTAGGCTGATCTTGCTGGAGTTAAAAGTCTAGTTGAGTAAGACCTTGCCGACCCCAGCATTCTACCTGTAGTTCTTGGAACGCGCATATTTTTTCCTTTTCCTATTTTAATATATAGTAAACTAAACTTCTTTTAACAACCCTGTTTGCTTCTTGGGTTTTTTGACGCTGAACTTAAAAATCTCATCCTCAAAGTAAAGCTCAAATATGCTACCCCTTGGAATTGGCTCATTTATTATACTATCAGCTATTGGTGACTCAATTTGCTCTCTTCTAATTTGAGAAAGACCTCTTGCCCCCTTAACGCTATCTATCCCTCTTTCTATTAAATTATCTATTACATCTTGAGAATATTCGAATGAATAACCCTTTTTTCTCAATTTTTCTGCCGTAATAGACATCTCTAACTTGGCTATCGTATTGCAGTCTTTTTGTGAAAGGTAATTAAAGACAACTACTTTATCTATTCTGTTTAGAAATTCTGGTTTAAAATGTTTGCGGATAGCTTCATTAGTATTTTTTTCTAGCATGGATCTTTCTGGGATTTTTTTAGTAGAGTTTTTGTAATTAATATCTCTATTAAATCCAGTTCCTCCAGCTAGAAGATGTTCTGTAGTTTTATCGTTTCCTAAATTTGTTGTTAAAATAATAATTGTATTTCTGAAGTTTACAACTTCACCCTTGGAATCTGTCAAAACTCCATTATCAAAAACTCTTAAAAATGTACTCCATAGATCTGGATGTGCCTTTTCAACTTCGTCTAGCAAAACTACGCTTGAGGGATACTGTTTTATTTGATTTACTAATTGACCACCTTCATCGTGACCAACATATCCGTGGAGGAGATCCTATCAGTTTTTGGTTCTCATGTTTGTGTTGAAATTCTCCACAATCTATTCTTACTAAAGGATAGTCATTTCCAAATAAATATTTATGTAGCACTGTTGCCAGGTGTGTTTTCCCTACTCCAGATGATCCAGCAAACATAAAAACGCCAAGTGGCCTGTCGGTATCTGATAATCCAGCTTGAGACCTTCGTAAGGAAGAGACTATATTCTCAACAGCTTGATCTTGACCTATGACATTTGTTTTAAGATGGTTTTCTAGTCCAAGATATTTTTGTTTAGATATCTGCTTTATCTTTGGTTTAATTTTTTCTTTTGGATTCATATCAAATGGAAAATCGTCAAAATCAATCTTAGGAAATTTTTTGCTAGTCTTTTTCATATTCCTTAGTGATTCGATAAAAGCAGAATCTTTATTAGAAAAATCAATGTCCTTGAGCGCATCAATATCCTCAAGTATTCCCGTATAGGCTATACTCAACCAAAGGTCTATATCTAGACCTGGATTGAGCATTATGCATCCGTTAAATAATGCGTCTATGCATGACTCTGCTGCTTGCCTACTCATCATGCGAAGAGAATCTGTTATATCAGATTTAAGATTAAATACAAAAGTTTCTACAACTTTTTTTCTAAAAGTTAAAAGATCTGGATCTTTATTTTCTTTTTTGAAAGAAACTACAAACTGTTCAATTTGTTCTGGCTCAAATACCTTGAACTTTGCATAGGTTGCAAGCTCTGGAATATATATCTGATATATTTTCATAAAGCCTCTATTCTATCTATAATAAAATAGTACCCTGAATAGGAGTTTTATGAGCAAATGCTACAGTGTATGTATACACATTATTATTATACTTACGGATATACTTTATAGTCTTGCTTATATCCAGTATACACATGCTGTCAAGTCCTGTCAAGTTACTTTCTTCTTAAATTTTCAATTGCCGGATGAGGCTCTACGCAAGGACCAAATACACTCCAAATGTTAATGAGATCAATCGGATATTTAATTCGTGTCTTTAACAAATGCATTGCGCGCAGATAATCTGGGTTCATGTCTATTTTTTTGTTCATATTTTTTATCCGTTTCGTTTTTGTTCTGATACATTATACCAGCGTAAACGTCGCATGATTATTGGTTGAAATATAACTGCTGAGATGGTAGAATATACGAATGACAGATTCTAAAAAAGACTCTAAGCAATTAGAACTAGCAATTGCTCAGATCGAAAGACAGTTTGGTGCTGGTTCAGTTATGAAACTCGGTTCTGAGAATTTTGAACCATGGCCTTCCGTTCCAACAGGAGCTATGTCCCTAGATAGAATTCTTGGAATCGGTGGTTTACCCAGAGGTAGAATTGTTGAGATATACGGACCAGAGTCATCTGGTAAGTCTACCTTGGCATTATCAATTGTGGCCCAAGCACAAAAGCAGGGCATCACGTGCGCATATGTCGATGCTGAACACGCATTGGATCCAGTTTATATGAACGCTGTTGGTGTTGATGTTGACGAGCTAGTTTTTGCTCAACCTTCATATGGTGAAGAAGCCTTGGAGATTGTAGACAAGCTAGTTTCTTCAGGAGAACTCGGCGTAGTAATTATTGACTCAGTTGCGTCACTCATTCCAAAAGCGGAACTTGAAGGAGATATGGAGTCGGCTCAAATGGGTCTTCAAGCTCGCATGATGGCTAAAGCAATGCGCAAACTAGTTGGTCAAGCCAATACGCATAAAACTCTGCTAGTATTCATTAACCAATTGCGTAACAAAATTGGTATTATGTTTGGAAATCCAGAGACTACTCCTGGTGGCATGGCTCTTAAGTATGCAGCCTCGGTAAGAATTGATATTAGAAAGAAAGAAGATATCAAAGACAAGTCTGGTAATTCAATGGGCATTGTATCAAAAGTCAAGGTCATTAAAAATAAAATGGCTCCGCCTATGAAAGTTACCGAGTTTTCAATCATGTACGGAAAAGGTATTGACGAATATGGTTGCGTTTTAGACGTTGCCATCGAAACTGGTATCCTCACCCAAAAGGGTGCATGGATTTATTATGATGGTGAACTCTTTTCTCAGGGAAGAGAAAATGCAATTAATCAACTAAGAGAAAACGAAGAAGTGTTCCTTGCCATAAAGGACAAGATCAAAAACATATCTCAATAGGGTTTTTAAGTGCATATTAATAATATCCATAATATATTAGAACCGTGTTCAGAATGCCCAGTGCCAATGAACGTAATAAGTAATGATTTAACCAAAAAAACAGATCCCTGCACTCGAATTGGTATAGAGTGCAGAGAGTGCGGAGAGAAGTGGATAGAGGAAATTTGGGATGAATGAAGAATTTGATCCAGAGGCTTTTTGGGAAGCTTACGAAGAACAAAAACAAGATAAAGAATTCTTTGAAGCTAAAATAAAAGAAAGTCAAGAAGTAGAAGATAATATTATAGAGTTTCCAATAACTTTAAGATTTGAATTGGATATTAAAGCTTTAGAAGAAAGAGTTTCAGACATTTCAATTGCCTTAGACGATCTTTCTTTTGAACTGTCTCAGTTAAGAAGACGTTTGAAGAAACAATAGCTTATTGTTAAAGTTAAGTTACTATACTGAAAACGCGGCGACCGAAATTTTTTCGCCAGAAATTTTTTCAATTTATTTTTTAAAAATTAGATAAGGATATACAGATGGATATCTTTTTTAGACTCATCAACCAATTCCTGGAGTCTAGAAAGAATGCGTCTGAGCCACAGCTAGATTTTGAGTTTGAAGAGATGGACGGCTTAGACAATCTCATTGTCACTGTCCATACAGAAGATGACTATAATTTTACTATGTCTATCTTTGATCACGACCAATGGACAATGGTGACTGACATCTGTGACCTTACCAACCAATCTCCCGAAGAGGTTGTTCGATCACTAGATGCCAGCGCACCAAATATCCTAAAGTTCACTAGGGATGATTTAGACCCCTCTAGTTAAGCTCTACTAGAACCTTTTCAGTGTTATTGAAGAAGTTTACTGCGTAGAAGTCATACATCAGCAATCCCGCGACTTCCAAAGATACTTTGGATGACATGTACGCTGGAAGCTTTGTTGCCACGTATTGATTTACTCTTGCCCACGATATAGCGTTGTTAAACAACTGGGGCTTTGTAAAGATATTGTAAACAACACATGTTTTAGATAATGACTTGTAAACTTCCTGTGGTTCTGTGTTATTGACAAAAACCGCAACATCAAATTTTGTGTTTAGATTCTTGTTAAGAAGAGGAAGCAAAGAACAGTCTTTACCGTACCCGATAAAAACACGCTTGTCAATATCTTTGTCTTTGACGAATGCTCGCAAAGGCTTAGAGATATCATTTATGGATTCTTCAATATTATCCATATCAGGTGTATTGAAACTCACAATGTAGTGATCATTAGAGAGTAGTCCCAGTATGGATGTATCTAGCTTCCATGGTGTTTTTGTTCTCAGAAGCTTTTCTGAACATACCAATAAGTTATTTGGCATTGTTGGATTTGTCATTTGTGTAGTTGTTCCTTTGTAGTTGAATGAGTTTTTAAAATATAATAATAAAATGTATCAGTAGCTGTAATCGTCGTATCCGTAGTTGTCTGAATCCCATTCCCAGTCTTGTCTGTTGTCATCCAGGTCAAAGCCTCCGATTGAGTATGTCTCTTGGAACTCAGCAATCTCTTGTGATGTATGTAGCTCAGCAAGATTTGACTCATCGATTGAGTAGTTGGGCTTACGTGGCATTTTGTTTTCTCCTATTGTGTTTGTTGGTTTTAGCCGACCTTTTGATCAGCGGGCGATACGCTAGCACAGGTGAGTATCAAAAACAACCTATAGGGCATAATTTTAGGAAAAAATTTTTGAGACCTAAGTCACTTATATAAACTTGTCTAAATCTCTAAAGTATTAAAAATATAGGAAAATTTATAGGGGGGTTCTATGGGATGTTATTGTCATTAAATTGCCTTTAACACGCCCACCCAGGGATGGGGGTCCCATCCAACCACAAGCCAGTCAATGACTGGGAAAGGAGAACGTCGAGAGATGTTCACAAACCAAACAGGGGTCTTTATGACTACCTGCGAAGAAATAGCCAAAGCATACGAGGCTCATGCCCCTTATGCAGAAGTGATTGGTAAGTTCATTTGCCATGACGGTAATGCTGTCTGGTTGGAGCTTGCAGGATGCGGTGCATCTGACAGTCACACATTCACACATAGGCACAATATACCTGAGTACATCACAAAGATGTATAAGGGCAAGATTGTACGTCTTATGGGTGAGCGCTCATGGGATTATCGTGAGCAAATGTGGGGATACCGTTGGACACTCCATGCAGTAAATGTATGGGACAACATGGTTAAGGATGCCGACCACAAAGTCCTTGCCATGTGTGGTACCAATTGCTAAGTAATTAGTGGTAATTGACCTGGGGTATGTCATTAAACTACCCCACCTATAACAACTAACCAGACTGGAGGTCTGACCGTAATGAAAGCAAGGAAAACAAACAGCTATTCTGCCCGGTGCAGTGCAAGAGATTGCTCTGTTCCTGGTGGACGTTCGATACCTGCAGGCCAAGGATTCTTCCATGGTTTGCGTGGACCGAACAAGTCATACTACTTCCTGTGCGCAGTATGCGATGCAGCTGAGCAGGCAGTAAGGAAAGCAACCAGGGAAAGAAAGCAGGCGTTGAAGAAGAAGAATGACGCCAAGCCTAAGCCCTTGTTTGAATACCAGGTAATCAAGCCACTACCGTGCGGATGCACAGGAGGAAAGTAATAATGAAACGCAATCCTAATCCGATTGTAATCAACCACATTCCCTACAACATTAAAGGAGGTGAAATGAAGAAGAACATCAAGCTGACCGTGGCTTTGATCGCAATGATCATAGTCGGCATGGTACTTTTTGGCATGCGGATGAACCAAGTGTCAAAGGTTACCTGTGATGTTCCTAGTGTTGTTGCCCAGTCGGGTGACACTCTTTGGGACATTGGGTACAAGCACTGTGGTGGCAACGAAGTCAACATGGAAGCTGTTCGTGATCAACTTGTGAAGTTGAATGGAAGCAACATTCAGCCAAGCCAGTTGATTATCCTACCGCAAGACTAATAATCCGTCTGATTGGATCGACGTTAAATGTCCATGAACCAACCGTTGGTCACGAGGTTGTAAAACACATGATCAGTCAGTCAGGCCTTTGACTGCAAGCGGCAATGATGATCCCGCAAAAGTATCATCACTAACATGGTTTCCGAGGAGGACATCATGGCATCAATCAAGTGCGTGGCTTGCAACAAGAGCCACTCCACCGTCAACGAGGTCAAGCTCTGCCACATGCAGAAGAATGTCTTTGTTGATGAGTCCCGGACCATGGCACCAAATGCCAAGGTTCAGAAGAAGGCACTCGCTCCTGTAGCAAAGAGCTACAAGGTCGAGACCTTCACCAGCAAGCAAGAGGCAGAGGAGTTCGTCAAGAGCACCCCTAACTCTCAGCTGACTGGGACCGTCAAGGTAAAGAGCGTCAACACCTGGATTGAGGACACCCAGTCCTACCAGATGGTGACAACCAAGACCTACACGGTCATCGTCAAATAGTTGACTTGGGGTAAAGGCCTACCCTAAGTTGATTGTTATAAAGGACCCCCTGGGGAGTATTTACTCCTTGGGGGGTCTTTTTTTTATGACTAGAAAATAGATCCCACAATGGGCTAGTTAAAGGAGAAAATAAAATGAAAACATACTACGTCAAGCTGAACGGAACCGATATGTGGTTCGAAGTTCAGGCAGAGAGCAGTATAGAAATTGCAAATCAGCTTAGGGCTGAAGGCAAGTCAGGCAAGATTAGAACATCAATTCCACAGGAGGAGCCATCCATGAATGAGAACCCAAAACCAATTCCACAAACAACCACAGGAGGTGATGCGGTGGAAACTATAAGCAAACAGATACACTACAAGACAAGTGGTCCGCGGAGTAGCATCCGTGTAATCACGAATACACAAGCACCGGAAAGGGATAGGAGCAGCTCTGACTACAAAGAGTATCCGTCTGGCGCATACTCATTCCCATTCCTGGATCACTTCTTTGGTGATACCAAGTATCGAGTTGAAATCCATCCTTTGTTCAAGAAGACAAAGATGGGGGCTGAGGCTTATGATCCATCTGAGAACCCAATGAAAGACAATGTAGCTATCAGGTGGAGTACTTCTGACTTCCACTTTGTGCTCAGAGTGCTAGGCAACACTGGCTGGCTTGATAGTCTCAACAAGATTGGTCTGACTGTTGGAAACAGCAAGAAAATGGCCAAGAGACTTCAAGAGTTGGTCAGGCAGACGGCTGCGTATATGTATGCAGAAACACTGAACATTGATATCGTGAACCCAACAGATCTTGGGATTGATGATAAAGAAGTCGATGGTATCAGTGCGATCAGTCGTTCCTTTGCGATTAAGCTGTTTGAAAATAACAAACATGCATCCAGGGAATGGATTGATGCCAAGATCAAGGATGTCAAGAGTGGGAAAACTACTGTTGTCAGCCTCAGGGTGTTGACTCCGAGCGGATTGATCAAAGGCAATGCGATCATTGTCAAGGATGAAATGATCAATGGTTACGACATCAAGACGTTCACTCCAAACATCAAGCCTGAACTAAAGACTAATGGTTGGTATTGGACAACAATTGAGCCAAGCTATGGACGTCTACCGCTTAAGACTGATGACCTTACTTTGGCAATCTACCATAAGGTGGCAGGCATAATCGACAAGGACCTCTTGCTAAGCACATTGAAGTCCAGCACTGATGATCAAGTTGACAAGATGATCAACGGTGATCCAAACGACTGGTTGAAGCAAGTCATACAAAACTCTGAGGCTGATAGCAACGACAAGAACACCAGGTCTACCCTGAAGAGGATTGACCAATTGGTAGACAAACTTGAAGAGATTGGTCTTTCAATTGAATCAAGTCAACTACTGATGTACCTCAAGGCCAATAGCTTTGCAATGATGTACGGAGTTGTTGATCCACTATCTCAACCTGTGGCCAACAAGTTTGCATTCAAGCAAGACAACGGTGCCTGGATGCCAGTGCCTTACGGATTCCGTGCACACATTATGACCAAGAAAGCCCTTGAGCTGTTTGGCTTCAAGTTCAAGAACAAGAGCTATGAAGGATTCTACCACGAAGAAAGTCACTGCTTTGTGGTGCCAAGTGAATTCTTTATTGCCAACTATGAGAACCATGGTGGATTTGACCTGGATGACACCATCAATGTCATGATCCGTGACTTTTACACCGAAGATGGTCAAAAGACTCTCTGTGCGTTCTTGCTCAGGAACCCTAATGACTTCGGTGAGTGGAGTGTGATTCCTGTTTCTCCAAAGGAAATCAAGAACTGCTACCATGTATATGGTGAAGTTCCTTCAGTAAGTTGGGAAGAGCTTAATAATAAAGTTCCTCAGCTAAGCAACCTACTGGCTAGCAACATGATCCAGTATAAGTATGAAGAAATGCCAGGTGCATCAGCAATAAGGCTTGCAGATGTATATAGCCCAGAAGACGAGAAGAGGAACCGTACTGCATCTATGAGTTTGCCTGGTGGCACTGGTGCAACCGTATTGCCGAAGATCATTTACTATGCCATCTTGGGCACGTACCTTGGCAACCAACTGGTATCAAACGAGAAGTTGATTGACGCAGTCCAACAGTGCATGATCACCATGGAAGATGCGTACGAGATCAGGGAAGCCTCAAAGGATATCTATGAGAACATTTCTCAGTTCTTGAGCGTATCTCATGAGGATCCAAATGCAGATCCAATTTGGATTGACTCGTACTGGTCTACGACAAGAATTCCTAAGAAGATCAATATAACTGGTGGGTTCCAGCACTTCACACTAAAGAACGATGAGTCACCTCTGCTTGTGGAATTCCTCCATGTGAGGGAAGAAATGATCAGGGCTAAGTACTCAGAGCTCTTGAAGTGGTGCAATACCCCGTACATGCCAAGCAAACTGACCACTGTCCAGTTCACTAAAGAAGAAATGGATAGTAGTGCAGAAGAGTTCAACAAGCTCTTGGCACAGTATAATGCCATTACAAGCACAGGCACTATAGCTTCTTGGGCTGAGTTCTTTGTCGGTAAGCTGATTGAGTCAGATATCAACAAAGGAGAAGAATACACAGACCGCAAGATCCTCAGGTTGTGGGCTCACGCATTCGCAATGAAGCGGGTTAAGCCACAAGCTAACTGGGACAAGTGGCTGTTTGTTGTAAACGCAAACCTCGATCAACTCCCAATGGACTGGGTAGTCCGTGCATACAAGCGAATTGGATGATTCACTTTTATAGTAAAGAAGTGTATTTAGACTTCTAAACAAAAGTCTTTGGAGTTCTAGAACTCTGATTCCCTTGCTGATGTGCTGGCTTCTAAACGGTTTATACAAAATAAACTTGTTTCAGCGGGAAAAGAAAGGTTTGGGGCGCTCACCGTCCCCCATATTATAAGCGATTCGTCGCTGACGGTCAGGTTTCCATGTCAATTTGACTTGGAAAAGAAGGGTTGGCAATCCCGCCATCCCACAACTACTACCTTACCTAAGGGGGTATTGGTATGAGCGAAATGCTCAACGCGGTGACTACGACCGTCAAACTCGTAGTGGCTGGCATCGGTGGTGCTGGTCCCAAGGCCACTGCAGTCAATCTGCTCAAGGATTCCAATGGTGTCCGTGAGTGGTGCTGGCTGCCCAACCAAATCGCCTCGCATGTTCGTGCTGGCTCAGTCATTTCGGCTGAAGTCGTGTCGCGGGCATCGAAAGTCGAGACGACCTACACCAAGGACGGTGTTGTGACGGAACTCAAGGTTCCAAAGCGACAGGTGTTCCTCGGTGGGAAGGTGACAGTTGACGCTCCTGCTTCGGACCCAGTTCCGACTGCGGAGTTCAGTGTCACCGAGGAAGCCCGTGTCTACGCCTCTCGTGTGGACGCCAAGGCCATCGCCTCGACTGACATGAGCGCTGACGAAGCGTTCTGAAGTCCCCCGATTCGGTGGGTCTCGTTCGTTCCTTTATTGGACGGGCGGGACTCACCGATTCCCCCCTTTTTCTGCAGGCTGCTCACCCCCTTGGGGGTTCGCATCCTGCGCAGGGCTACGCCCCGCACCCCACGCCCAGTTTGTGGTTGTGGACTCGGTACGCGGGGTTCTCCCCCTTTCTTCTAGAAACACGAACAGAACTTGGAAAAGAAGGGTTCTAGTAATAATTATCAACCAACAAGGGAGTAATCATGCCAGAAAGAAATGTAATTCACCTCCGCAATCTTCTAGATAAAGCTTTTGAGCTGCACGAGCAGTCAAGAGCAAAACTAGAATTGGTGATGTTAACGTCCGGCCCAACACTAGAGTCAGCAATGGCTGTTGGATCGTACTACGAAGACAATCACCGGACAGATTGCTAATAGACTGGAGTCTCGTAATGTCATTCACCAACCGTATCCTACTGGATACCTTCAAGTACGTTTGCATCATTGATTTCACCGGTGGACACTTCACTGTAGAAGCAGGTGATATCGAACAAAACGGTCAACTTCACAAGAGGATGGCCTTGCGTGTCACAGTGCAGTACAACCTTACAGACAACGACAGCACCTATGTGCAAATCTTCAAGGGATTCAACAGAGTCCCAAGAGCTGCAGAATGGCTGTTCCAAATGACCGAAGGTGAGTTCGACACTAAGGCACGCGAACACTTGGCTGAGCTCATTGCCATTGACACCATCATTGACAAGAGCAAGTCATAAGATGTTGCGCGCAAGAGAAGTACCCAATCATTAGGTTGGGATCAATACGTGATCTTGTGACGCTACAGATCCTAGCTATAGCTAGGTGGGTAGTCAACACCTAAAAACACTATCGGTTTGCCCAGCCGTAGCAAAGTTGATAACAGGGCACCAGTTCTGCTATCCCCAATTGGATATGCTAGGGTAGGGTCGTTGTGAGAGTGGTTGCTTGCGCGACTCTACCCTAGCCTTGAAAAGAAGGGGTAGTAATGTTATTATAATTTTTTTATTTCAATTAGAAAACCACAAACCCAAAGGGAGATAGCAATCATGGAAGAAACACCCACACAGCTTGCAGCCAAAAACTTCAAGCTCATCAGCACCACAATCGGAAAGATCACTGAAATCTTGCACGATCAGTCCGACATCAATCACGCACAAACCACAATGAACGATGAGATTGCTCTTCAATTGAAGAACATCATCGCACGAATCACAGTCCTAGAAGACAAGCTAAAGGAGAACAAGTAGTGTTTTGGCTCATCACCGCAATTCCATTTGCCTTCTGGCTTGGTACTTTAATTGGTTCCAAGCTCACGGCAAAGTTAATCAGAAATCAAGAAGTTCAAATTCAAATCATCTCTTCTAAACCTATGGTACGAGAAAACATGTATCCATACGATGTGGAGATGGATGAAAAGTTCCTATCAATAATTGACAACTTCAAAAGGGGAAAGTAATGTCATTCGGTAAAACAGTAAGAGCAATCATGACAGCCCAAGCAATATGGAGCCTCATTATAATGGGGATCACTCTTATTGCCGGCTGGTTTCTAACCAACGACAAGGAGAAAAGCAATGGCATCGCCTGAAAACACAAAGTGGTGGAATGAATCCACCCGACTCAAGGAAAAGAATGCACGGCGTTCACAGCGTCGTAAAGACAATCCTGGAGTTCACAACCCACGCAGTCAATCCAAGAAGAAGGAGAATAAGTAATGTTGTTCAAACTTGAACTGCACCAGCACAAGACTGACCAGTCAGAGTGCTACGGCTTCATGGCATACCGAACAGATGGACGCTCCATGCCCAAAGGCTGGATCACTTCCTACAATGCATATCGCCGGCTTGAAAATGAAGTAGAGCTTGCCGCATGGATTGAGTTCGGTATCCAATCTCCAACTGGTGATTCATCAGACCATCATCACTTCACGATCCCTTGCATTGATTTCAATCAAGCAAAGCAAATCGTGCTTGAGCAGTACCTGGCTGTTGAAGTTCTCATGGATGGGCGCGAAGCTCAAGAGAAAAAGGAATACCTCTACTCATGAGAAAGAAAACAACAATTGGTATCATCATCACAACTCTAGCATTCTTTGTAGGTGGGTTCATCTACAGGAAAGGTAGGTAATAAATGTTACAGTTCCTCCTCGGATTCGTAACAAGCTATTCAGTTATGGCAACTCTTTACATTTATGTTAAAGAGCAAAATAACTTCAAGCGTGGATCATCCTACGCCAATCACCCAGCTGGGAGAGATGGTTACTGGGTTGATCGTTGATCACCAGCGGCATTTGTCATCTCACTCATCCCGACCCAAACCACTATGGTTTACACAAAAAAGAAGGGATAGGGGGTGACAAATGCTTGACTGGTTCTTCGACATGATAGAAGAGATTCTTCAAGTTCTCTTCCCAAGCGACAATTATGTAGAATAAATTTTTTTACATATCGAATATCAAACACCATAATAAACAACAAGGAGAAAACACATGGCAATCATGGACAAAGCAGTCCGTGGACTTGGCAAGTTCACTGGCACAACCTTCAAGGTCGTCAAAAGCGCACCGAAGAAGACCGTAGAAAAGACTAAGGATCTCAAGGATGCCTTCGTAGAAGGTCTCAACGCTGAGAAGCCTCAGGATACGCCAACCGTTCCAGAGATCTAATCTCTACGGTTCGTATAAAATAACGGACATCCGTCCAAAATCAAAGTAATCACCCTTATTCACAATATCACACAGAAAGTATACCATGGCAACTACCATCAGCAAATTCAATCTGGATACGAACTTGTTCGACCAGATTGCAGACAACATCGACAATCTGCAGTCCACCGCACGGACTCAAATGCTCGGTGTCAACAAGAAGGTCAACTTCAAGGGCTCGATCAACGGAGTGGAAATCCCCTCCTCGGTCACGCTGCGTGAAGCAAGCCTCAGCCGCATCTCGGTTCTTCGTCAGAAGTCACCGTACACTGGCAAGGAATACTACCTTGTTACTGGTGTGATGAACCCTGTCAAGCTCGACCTTAGCGTCACTTTGGATGGTCAGGAAATGTCCATCACAGACTTGCTTTACAAGTTCGTCACTGAAGGTGGCAAGACGGTTGACCGTGACAAGTTCGAACTCCAGCACTTGGCTGGCCTTGGCTTGAACTTCACCAACGGTATGCCGTTGTTCTTCCACCAGTTCGGTGCAAACGAAGACGGCTTCAAGCACGCCATCAACGCCTTCAAGGCTGCTGGTGCAGTCGATGTCACGGGTCGCATTGAGAACCCAGGTCGCATCGTTGCTGCCTATCAGCACAAGACTGGTGTTCCTGTAACGGCTTTCGAGCTTGGCACCACTGACCGTAGCAAGTCCCGCACAAACCAAGGTTTCATCAACTTGGTCGACGCGGCATTTGATACCTATCAGCGTGTCACTGCTCTGCGCCTGCAGGCAAACATCATCGAGACCAAGATGGCTGATCTGCCACAAGCCAAGATCAAGGATGCCCAAGAGAAGAAGGATAAGCTCATGCAGCTTTCCCGTCAATGGGTTTCCAACTGGGCTGGCAGCCAGCAGCGCATCACCGTCACCCCGTCGGGTGCCAAAGAAAAGCAGGACATCTACGATCCAGTAAACGCCCCTTGTGGTCGTTTCACCTTGTCGGTGAATGGAAGCGATGTAGCCTGTGACCTTTGGTCAAACTCGGCTCAGGCCAACGGACCAGTGTCGGCATCTGCTGACGCGAATTTGGAAGACCCCTTCTGAATCAAACAGTAGCAGTGTCCCCCTTGGGAATATTCCCTTGGGGGGCACTCTACAAAACTTCTTTTTTAATTCATTCAAAAAATAATAATAACTCTCTATGTTATCTCTCTATACAGAAGTAACTAACTTTTTTTAATTTAGAGCGGGAACCGCCGAATTTATGAGGCGTGTTATCCGCTCAAATATTTTCCGCTGTGAGGTTGTGTTTGCTGCAGCCATGTGCTAACATGTATGCAGTCAGACAAACAAACACACAGAAGGAGAAATACGAGCGATGCCTCGCCAACATCAATCTTCCAGTATGAAGAAGATTCTAGCCGAATTGAAGCGGTTAGGCTTCGAAGTCAACCGAAGTAAATCAGGAGTCTTTAAAATAGTACCCCCTTCTACTATTAAAGGTCCGATGTACATAACTCACGGAACAGAGTCCGCTCTGCATCCAATGAGACGGGACTTCAAGCGAATGTATAACGTAACACTCCATGTTTGAGTCTGATTAGGATGGGAGTAGGCTTTGTGGTTGGGCCTACCCCATCCGCTCCAATCTTGCGGTCGATCCACCACTCTAATATTTTAATTTTAAAATAGATTCAAAATCGCCGCAAATCAACAACATGCTTCAGTATATTATTTATACTAATATAGAGAACACAGTAGAGAGAAAGCAAGGTTATATTATTATAATTTAAAGTTTTACTAAGGACTAGCCTAGAAAATTTGTTAACGAAATATACTTTAACAGTCTTTTTCAAGGGTGGGCCCAGATAAAACTTATATAATAATCTATAATCCTATATCTTACTCTCCACTTCCCACCACATTCCCCCACTGCTACACTCTAGCATTGCCAACAATGCCTAATATCTTCCTGATATAGCAATGAACTAGCCTAGCCCCTAGGGACAGTTGGTTATATCCTCTACTTCCTCTCTATCTATCCTTATCTCTATTATCTCTATCCTTATATACAAGCACCCTTTATATTTGCGGGCAATCTATTATAATTTTTAAATTATTCCAAGAAAGGATCTATTACACCCCATGTCTCACTTTTCACCCTTCATGAAAATCTTTACCCTGGCTTTTGCTACCTTAGTAGTCTTAAAGCTACTTCAGTGGTTTTAACAAAGTCCAGCATTATTCTAACCCAAAATAAAAAAATAATTGTCGGCGATTTCGTCAGGAGATGTTGTGTTGAGCTTAAACCCTTTTAACAATACGACATCTCGATCTATCCTCCACGAAGCGCTGGCTAATCAATATAAACACTATAAAGAACTCTTAGAAGACATAACGGTTACCAATAGCGATAAACTCATGATACGTGATCTACTACACTATTGCGAACAAATGATCATTGAGCTAGAAAAAGATAGTTCCTACAAAATTCAAGACCTTCGGGTCTAATACACACAGGACGCTACCAACCTCAACTTAACTCCTTTCATAGGTTCGGATGTCCCCCCAGACTTAGTGTCCTTTAAATGTGTACAAGTCCCCTACCCTTTGCTCCCTACCCCCTTTGGTGAGCATTGTGGTAGGGGCACACATTTTTTTCAAAAGGCACAAGAAAGTGAAACTATGAAACTTACAGATGACAAGGCCAGCGATATCCTAAGGGTTCATCACGCCCTTTGGAATGCTGTATATGATACTGATTCATCTTATCATTCTTTACAGTATTGCGGCCAAACCTACACCATTCAAAAGCCACCGACCAAACAGGTTGATGGCTGGGATATCTTCCCAGGCTATGCTTCAGTTCTTCTTCCTAATTCTAAAGGTTCTAAGTTTATGTGGATTACCCAAAATCTACATAAGTCTACTTACGGAACCTTGGCAATTAAACGTGCTCAAGAGCACGGTGAAGACCATAGAATAACCTGGGTAGTTGACACCAAGAATGGTGGATTTGAATACCGATCCAACATCACTACAACTTCTAAAGAAGGTATACTGATTTATGGTGCGATAGAAATATACGATGACCTTGGTAAAGAAATCGTATGGTCCACCAATAAAGCAGCTGTTACCAGAGAGGCAGAATTTTAATATGTCCTACCCTACTAAAAAGATGGATCTTGAAGTGCTTCAACTTGAAGCCGACTTGTTCGATGCGATGAACTTCTATAAAGATACTTTTGACATGTACCTCGATAAGTTTCCCACTCTTGAAATCAGTGCCGACAATCAGGAGGCAGTGATCAATTTTATGAGTGGTTTTAAAACTTTGACAGAGGGCCTTCAGCTAATGCAGCAATCCATGGTTGCTCTTTGCCAGTTAAAGTCTGTACCATTAGCTTAAAAATTTGTTAAACCCTTCATTTTATATATGTTGGGCTTGATTTATACTATATAATATATATGATTTGTAATCATAGTTTCTGAAAAAGTTAAGATATTTACAGAAATATCCATTTTTTCATACTAAGATTATATATCTTTATATAACCAATGTATGGATAAATTAAACCAAAAAACCTCATAGAGGAGAACATAAAATGCCAAGAGGTAAAACAAATGCAATTGAACAGCTTATTAACGGAAAATACGCAGGAGCAGCTGAAGTCACGGTTAAGCAACTTGCGACAGAAGTTGGATGCACTGTTCAAAACGTTTATATCTACATTAGAAAGAATCCTTCAAGATTCTCTCAAGTACGTAGAGGCGTATATAAAATTAGTCCAGCTGTTTCTTCAGCTTCTGGCACCAACGCCAGCACCAGCACTGTAACAGCCTAATTATAATCCTGAAATAAAACCTATATAAAAATTCGTTTAATACTAATCTGACGTTACTATTTATATAACTTCGGATTAGGACACGAAGTTTTTGTTTCTCCAGCTACTGTGCAGTGATTAAACTGCACAGTGGTTGGTGGAAGCAAAAATGAGAGTAAATGTGTTATACTAGAAGTAATGATTAATACATGTAATGCCCGTTGACGCGGGCAGAAAATAGGAATCAAAGAAATACGAAGATACTGTTTAGTATCTAGGAAGTCGGAGATGGCTATCACTGCCAATCGTTAGGGCATCGTAAGTCCTCACAATCTTCGGTTTCTCATTAGCGCCATACTAATGTTAAGTTCTATACACGGCTTAGCAAACAAAGACGAAAGTGAGCAACCAATGCACACAATTAAAAAGCTATTTATTAATACCCTCATTGTATACTGTACCCTTTGGGTCAGTGTTCAATATGTCCACGCCTTTAAAGGCCCTGATGATAAGACTTTTCCTTCCCAAGAGGCTAAAGCTCTTTATTTGAATAATTCTGCAGATTTGGCTGATAAGCGCAGTATTACGAACGCTGATCCTAAATTTGATCACAGAACTATTCAATACAAGCATGGTGACATATCCTGGCTTCCTGCCTTGGCAGCTCAAGCAGGATGGCCAGAGCACACTTGGAAACGACTTGGTAGGATTATCCTCAGAGAATCTGGCGGTTGTCCAAACCGCATCGGCAGTTCAATCGTTGACAAGAATTGCAACATCACTGGATACACTAAAGCAACAAACAAGTCCGACTCAGGTCTGTTGCAGATCAACGGTGTTAACTGGGACTTGAGCAGAAACAAGAACGCAATTGCTTGCGTTAAATTTGGCTTCTGTTCCCAAGAACCACTCCTTGATCCTCTCAACAACCTAAAAGTAGGTCGTGCACTGTTTGAGGCTGCAGGATGGCAACCTTGGAACGCTTGCAATTGGGACCCCTCCCGTTGCAAGAAACCCAAGAATGTTAACGATTAATACTTTAATATTTTATACCATATTTTGATACCTTTATTGTATATTCCAAATACTGGAATTTCATTCCAATCCCCATCAAGAAATTACGAGGTACCAATATGGCACTGCAACTCAGTGACGAGACCAAGGTGGAACTTTCCCCACGGAAGTTTGCACTAAACGACACCACCAAGGTGGTTACATTCATTAATGGCGAACCACCTGCTGTAAGCGGCAAGGGTCGTCGTGCAAACCCAGTTATCACAGAGATCTACTCTAACCTGATAACTAACCGTGGCACTTGGGCTCATGTTAACATCCCAATCACCAGCAAGAAGCAGAAGACTAGCATCATTGCTAGCCTCTACTCTCGCACAATGAAGGACAATTTGTCCTTGTCTACACGGTCGCTCTTTAATGAGCGTACCAAGCTTTATGACCTTTGGGTCATGGTAAGCTAATAATACTGGGTTTAGCCCCTAGGTGGAAACCCTTTCTGCCATCTAGGGGCGCCAAGTATTTATAAAACTTCTTTTTTAGTTCATTCAAAAAAGAAGGGACAATATCAACTATTTGAAAGGCTTTTATGCTACTTGCACTTGGATTTGAAGAAGTACCTTCTACTGATCAAATGAAGATTACTTCTCAGTGTAATCACTGTAAAGTAATCCATGATCAGTATATAACTATGACAGAATGGAAGTTGTGGCAGGAAGACGGAAACTACATTCAAGATGTGTTTCCCCATCTCGATGCTCCGCAACGAGAAATGCTGCTTACTGGCACTCATCCCGAGTGCTGGAAGCTTATGTTTCCAGAACTTGAGGACGATGATGAAGATGAAGATCTATCCATATAAGCAATTGGAGAAGAACAAAGTTTACTTTAAAAGTGAACTTCACTGTACTGCTTGCGGCAGGCTAACTCCAGTTGAAACATGTGGCAATGGTCCTGATAATGGGTTGCATCTCACTGGATTCGCCGGATACTACGGCGGATTCACAGATTACACTCATCCTTCATTCTTTGACGGTTATTCTGTCACTGAAGAAGATGTCAAAGAATCCGAATCTCACAACAATGCCTGGTTCTGCCACAACTGTTGCATAAGACTTTTTGACACCTTCCCACATCTTGCTCGTGCTGTTGGTATCATTAACCCAGGATCCATGGCCCATCATCCTTGTATGGATGAAGTTCCTTGTTGCATGTATTCTTATCACTTCAAAAGATCACCATATTTTGAAGATGATATCGTGCAATATGAACCTTGTAAAAATCCAGACACTGGCAAGCTTGAATGGGTTCAAGCAGAATAACAACTTTTCTAAAAAAGTTCATTCAAAATATACACCAAGATTTATCTACATAGGAGACTAATACAATGCTAACTATGGTATTATTGCTTGCAATAGCGTCAACTGCTTTGGAGCTAATGATCGCTGCTCAAGTTCCGCTTTGGAGACAATGGAGTCATAAGAGTAAACTCTTTAATCTTATTAACTCCATGTTCCTCTCATACATTATTGGTATTGCATTTGGTGCTCAGGGCTTGATTGCCATGACTGCTGGTTTTGTGTCTACCTTCATGACCATTCCTGGTTATGCATTCCTTAATTGGAATTATGACACACCTAAAGCTCAGTCTGTCGGTGGCAATCGCTATGCCCACGCTAAAGCGCAAGCTAAACCAAAGTATGAAAAAGCCAAAGAACTTGGCGGAGATCTTGTGAAGATCGGCTGGTTTACTGGCAGAACTATCACAGCTCCAATTTGGATTCCTCGTAAAATATATCGTAAGATCAAGAAATAATCACATTTAATCACCTAAATCATAAAGGATAATTTTATATCATGAATGAAAATTCTGTTGATTTCGATCTTTCACCAGAAGATACTACCAACATCCACCAATTCCCACTTTGGGATAAAATGCGAAAAGATGTTCGGTCTCTTGCGGTGAACTTCGATAAAAGCTCTGTAAAAGAGTTGGTCTCTACATACTATCGTATTCAAGAAGATAGAATTGCTTTAGCTGCACAAGCTCGAGAACTACAGTCTGCTGGTTCTCCTCATGAGCTTGTTGAATATCTTTCTGATCAACTCAACTACATGGAAAACTCTTTGAAGAATCCTCTCAAAGTGTTTGCCGAATCGTATCCTGTTGGACAATGGGCTTTGTCACAATATGGCATCGGGCCAGTCATCACTGCTGGCTTGATTGCTCATATTGATATTGAGAAAGCTTCTACTGCAGGTTCAGTTTGGCGTTATGCT